TTGCTTCATGATTGCTTTTGTGGAGTTATTTTCTGCCTTGTCTACCTTATTCCTCGTGGTTTTCCTGTGTTTGACTGTCCTGTTATCGTGTAAAGGGCTGATTTCCAGTATTGCTCGTGGTATTTTTGCTGTCGCGATTTTGCCTCAGTTTGTCCTTCTTCAGTTCATCTTTGCTATTTGCGCTACACTTTATGCTCTTATATCCTCTGGGATAATTGGTGCTTTCGTTGGTTCAATCTTGGTCATGATTATAGCCGTATTTACTAGGTCCATATACCTTTTAGATATGCAGCTTAGTTCTTTCATAGCCAATATTTTTGCCACCCATTCAGTAACACCAACTTTTCAAGGATCACAGTATTTTGTTGCGGCTTATCGCTTAGGAATGTCCTCTGCCCTTCCGCTTGCCGACCCATTCTGCCCCGTACCGCAGCTTTGGTTTGGACGTTACGTGTTCTTCTATAACTCTGTGTGTGAAGAACTTTGCAACATTACCAAGGACCAAGAGTCTTGTATTCCTCACATCACAACGTATGAGATTATGATTTGGTTTTACTTCGTTTTTACTCTAGCCACTGTACTTGCATTTGCCCTTAACCGCTTTATGAGTACTGTCACAGCTTATCCTTGCCTTAAGACTTTTCTTATAGGAGCAACAATGATTCCCTCAGGTTTTGATTATTCCGAGTGGCGTGTTGCTATGGATACGGTGACAGTGATCCCAAATAAGCCTCCAAAAGGACATACTCATGGACAGTCTGCTGGTCATAGAACTCGAGGTCAAGACGCCATTGAATCTGTTATTACGAATTTGGGCTATGTACCATATAGCCTTCAGATGTCCAGGAAAGATCAAACTCGAGGTCTATCTGGTAGCCGTAACTTTTATTGGGCTAAGGATATGAATACTGTTGGGCGTTCTGATGCCATGACTGATAAGCATGTTCCTTTCATGATAGATGTTGATTACTATTATGATATGCCTGAGATGTTGAGTTCTCTCGATAGACCTATTCTTCTCTACTCCTTCCAGCCCACTAAACCGTGTGACACATTGGACGATTACTCTTTTACAACTCATGATGGAATTGAATTTGAGTACTCTGTTACCGGAGCCGGCACTTATAAACACCCAGTTTGGAACTGGATGAGTGTTGACTCTTTCCATGTCACTAGTTTCCTGTCCTTTGGCCTCTTTTCTGTTCCTTGGAGAACTACCACTTGGGTGTGTTCCCGTCGTCCTATTGACGCTCATCATCAGATAATTTTGTTGTCCCCAATCACTTTCCACTCTAAGCTTTTTGGCGCCACTGCGGCTCATTTGTTTCTCCAAACTGAAACTATAACCCGTTTAGTTGTCCCAACAGCCGGTAATGCTACCATTGGCATTATGCGTGAGCAATCTATTGGATCACATACAGTATCTATTGCGCGTCTAGGAACTTATAACTCTTTTACTATACCATTGAAGGTGTATGAAGAGCTTTGGAATATGAATATGAGTGCTAAGATGGATTTGTCTGGTCCTGCTGTTGAAGCTGTTCTAAAGAAACATGGTATCGAGAGTGAGTGTTCACGAATTCTTCCTTTATTGTTTACTCAACAGGAAGCTCCTCCGAACATGCTCATCCCGGTTAAAGTCCCATCTCCAGCCTATCACTATCGTTTCACTTCTCCTGATGATGATGAAAATCATAAACCATCCATGACCCCTTATATGAGTCCTATTGGATCTCCAGCCTTTGTACCTATGCATAGTGTCGGTAATGATTTAATGGCTGCTCAAGGTCGTGTTGCTGATTTGGCGAATGATAATCTCCTCACTCCGGAAATTTCAGATTTCATGATTGAATTTGTCGGCCTAATGGTTCCAGATGACACAAGACACACTTTAGTTCCAGTCGATGAAGACGAGGTACGTAGGCGCCAGCATAGACCTTCCCAAAAGGTCATTATGGATAGAGCCGAGACCGAGCCTGAAGACCCTGAAGTGGAATCTTTTGTCAAGAGGGAACCTTATGTCAAACCAGCCCATCCTAGAATTATCTCTGCCAAGAAACCTAGGGTTAAGGTTGACGCTTCTCGCTTCTCCTATGCTGCTGCTGACTATCTTACGTCTCACATCGATGATACAATTGGAAAATGGTATGCTTTTGGCCGAACCCCTCGAAGTTTGGCTGAAGCTATAGCTATTGCTGCCACTCTTTCAAAACTCGCTGTGGAGGCTGACGGATCTCGTTGGGATGGCCGTGTGAATTCTATTGCCCGCAAATTGTATAATTCAGTTTTGATGGCATTGTTTGATGTTTCCTACCACACTAAACTTAGGGCTTGCCTTGATAAATTGGTCCATGCCTGGTCCAAGATGAAATCAGGAGTGAAGTTCTTTAGTGCTGATGCTCAACAATCAGGCGATCCATTTACTGCTTTTTGCAATTCTTTGCTAGGTAAGTTCATCGACTTTTGCTCACGCCGTCGATCAGGCGCAACACCTGAAGAGGCCTTTTCCGCTCTTGCTTTCTTTGGAGGCGATGATGCTTTGTCTTTTGATCATCCTAGTGAGAAGTGTTTGATTGAGACCGCCGCCATTTTTGGACATTTGTTTGAGACCTCTGTCACAACATCTGAAGATGGACGAGCCTTTTCATTTCTTTCTCGCTTTTATCCTACCACTGTTTGGAAGGGTTCTCCTGATTCTTACTGCGATATTTCTCGTTCCACCACCGCCTTCAATTTGACCACTGCTGCTATTCTTAACCCTTCCCAGGCTGTTGAGAAATTGCTTGCAAAGTCATTTGCCTACTACATCTCTGATCGAAATACACCTTACATCGGTCATTTTGTGAATAAGGTTTCTGAATTGGCATATGATAGAATGATGGCTTATTCCACTGTCTCTGAAGGTCTTTGGACCGCGGAGGTTATGGATATGTCTTGGAATGCTCGCGCTTATAAAATCAGTGAACAATACCCTAACAATTTGGATCTGGGACTGTGTCCTCCAGATATGGTTCCCAAACATCTTAGTGTTGATAGGTTACATGATGCATTGAAAAAGTGTCGAACCCTTGAGGATCTCATGAAGCTTCCTTCTCTAGCCGAAGTTGAACTCAATCCTTTGGTCCCTGTCACTCTCCCCGCGAACGTAGTGGTTAACGAGGAGAGAATGGATGTTATTGATAAGGAGAAACAGGTTTCTAAGGAATCCTTGGTCTCCAGTTCTCTTTCCACAACTGACAATCGCATTGCCGACCGCCTGCACCATCTGCGCCGTGTCCTTAAAGAACTACCTCCTCAATCTGAACCAGTCCGATGGTTAGACGTTGGCTCTGGGGATGGAGTGGTTATTAAAGGCTTGGCCCGGGCATACCCTACTGCAATTGTGACTGCTTATGACCCTTTGGTCCAGTGTGTGAAGAAGGACGATATCCCTTCCAATCTCTCTTTTGTAGACACTCGTGATATTTTTGCTAGTTATCACTTAATAACTTTCCACATGTCTTTACACCATATGGATGATTGGCGCAGTGAAATAAAGTATTATGCTAGGTATTGGGTCTCAAGTCTCGAAAAACCTTATATCCATACGATTATGGTATTCCGAGAACATGACGTCCCCAAGGAAAAGGTCGCGCTCGTTACTGAGCAGCATAAGGCCCCTAGAGATAAACTTCATTTTCTTTCCCGCCGAGATCTCGTAGGCTTCATGTATTCTTTGAAGTTCTACCCGATCGCTTCCTCTCATGCACAAGCCCCTCAGCCTCCTTTGATAGATACTAGAATTTATACTATCGCTTTTGCTCATTGCTTACATCCTGTGGCGATTGCAGTGAAAGCTCGAGACGAGGGTTTCCGTGCTAATCGTGCTCCAAAGACTGCTAAGATTGTTTCTGACACTACTAAGATGTCTCAGGCTAAAACCCCGGATGCCCCTGTGCTTCCTCCGTTGCCTGTCGTGCCCGAGAGTACTACTGCGAGCAGTAGTACCAACAAGTAGAAGTACTTGTAGTCGGCCCCTTAGCGGGGCCTTAGCCATTCGGGAGGTGGGCAGGGTGCTCCTCCCGCTTTCCGAAAAATAATTTCTTTCTGACCAAATGAGTACCCCTTTAGATACCGAGTCTATCTCAAGAGCCGATAAAATAATCGATAGTGTATGCCAGTCCTCTCGTGTGACCTCTGAAGGCAAGAAATGGCTTAAATTAGCCATAGACCCCTTTCCTGATGAGACCAGAACTTGTGGCGGATATCCTGATATGATCTCATCCAAGTCGAATGTTGTTCCTCTAGCTATCACTAGTACGATCTCAACCACGCTTGGCGTACCTTGGGACTGCCATATTGCCTTTCAGGGCATTATGGATAGTTGTCCAGTCGTTGTTACTAACGCGACTGGCAACGTGTTCTCCCAGGCTGGCCAAGGCGCTACCCCCTACAATCTAGGAGGGTTACAAGTTAGATCGGCTGCTACTGGCACCACCTTGGACATTCCAACGATCACAGGAAATCTTTTCCCTCTTCTGCCCACCGATCGACCATGGAGATTAATTTCCTCCGGAATTGAAGTGCACAACATGACTGAGCCCCTTTATCGAAGTGGCAAGGTCGTGTGTTATCGACAACCTACTGTCCCTCAAGAGAAAGCTACCGGTAGTTTGTGTACATCCTTAGTTGCTTTGGATTCCACTCCTACCACCATCATTACCAGCACGCCTTTACCTGAAACTCTCGCTAATGCAAATAACATTCCTAATTCCACCAATTGGGATGCAGAAGAAGGAGCGTATATCGTGTTTGCTCAAGATGGTCCTGAGAATAGACCTAATGTCTTCCCTGAAGTAGTTGGATTAAGACCTGCCGTTAAGTCTACATCTAACGCCGTTGATTATTTCCCAGCGATTGCTGGCACTGCTTTCCATTTGCAGGCCAGTGGCACCAACTCTTTGGTCCCATTTAATAATTGCGGGATGTACTTCGCCGATTTGTCACCACAGACTAAACTTGATCTGGTTTGGCATCTTGTAATTGAACAGTTTCCCCCCGTTACAGACAGAACCCTCACTGCTCTTTCTGACCCGTCTGCTGCTTATGATCCCGAGGCACTCGTCCTCTATTCTCGAGCACTACGTCAACTTCCTATTGCAGTCCCCGTCTCAGAGAACGGGCTTGGCACCTTCTTTCTTGAGGCTGCTAAGTCCATTGCTTCCTGGATGGCGCCTAAACTGCTTAAAGGTCTTGACGATCCTTCATCAAAGGATGACAGAGAGTTGGATAAGATCAAAACTGAGCTTGAAGTCTTGCGAGAGCTTACAATACAGCAAAGGTCCATGCGCCTTCCAACTCCACCTAGAGTTGTTGTATCGAGCCCCAACGGAAACTCACACATTACCCCAGCCAAATCCCCGAAGGTTATTCCTGTTAAACCTACTGAACCAAGAACGAAGATTGTCACCAATACTGTTCGCACACCTGCCCCAGTAAGAAGGAGTCCCCCTAATAACACCAATTCACCCGATCCGAAGAAGCCTCGTAAGTGAAGAAAGAAAGTCTCCAGTCCTGAAACAAATATATTGTGGTTTATTTATTAACATCATACCCTGTGACTGTGTCACAGGCGCCTGAGAAACGTGTCGATTCCCAGTCGTGTGTCCCTCATGTTATTAATGAAGCAATTTATTCAATGACGGATTGGATGTAGCCTCCAAAGCGTTGGTTGGCCCCAATATAGCTTTGGTTACCGCCCTTTATAGACCCC